ATGAGAATCACGGATTCATTGGTATAAATAGGCGAGTTTTTGATTGGCGTATTAATGAACAAGTTAGGGAAATGTGGTTAGGTCAAGGCTTATCCAATCTTTTCTCTACTTCTAATATAAATGTGATTGATTGGTATGACAATATTAAGGGATTTTCTATATCTTGTGTAGAGTCTTTTAATTCTATTTTTACGTCTGGGTGGTTTAAAGATGTGGTTTTAGGCACGTGTAAAGATATGTTTAATGATTTAATTAATTCCATAGGAACCACTTTAAAAGATAATTGGTTTTATTTCGTGCCTTTGTTTCTTCTTGGAGCTGGGTTAACTTATTTTTTATTTAATAAATTCACTAAAAGAGAAGAAAACGATTGGCGTATTCAGATGTCAGAGGTTCAAGTGGCGGACGTTCACACGAGTGTAAAAAGTGTGAGCAGTCAAGTGTTTTCTTTGGATTTAATTTGTGAAAATTTTAAAGTCGAATGTGAGTGTTTGGTTAGTGGTAGGCATATAATTATTCCTGCGCATGTTTTGAGTCAATTTAGTCAGGGATCAAAGTTTTTTGTAGTATTATATGTAAATAAGAAAGAAAACAAACGCATTGTTGAATATGAAAGCGTGGAAGTTGTATATAGAAATGATATTGACGATATTGCTTTGTTGGCTCTGCCTAAAAGTTTTCCTTCTCCATTCAAATCTATGAGTAAATGGTTTAAGAATGATGTAGAAGGAAGAAAAAGTTTGTTAAGTGTCGGGCAATTAATTTGCTCAGGCGGAATTATAGTACCATTGAGTAATATAAGAGCTTCATGGTTTTCACGTAATGTTAAATATTTTTATAATAAATGGAGTGGAGAATTAAGGAACGAAGACTTATCTTATGAAATTCATGGTCCAGGTATGTGTGGATCTATTATTTTTAGTCCGGAAGGCGGATTTATGGGTTTTCACATAGCAGGCAATGCAACAATTAAACAAGGAGTAGCACGAATTTTTAGCGAAAAAGTTAAAATGGAAGTGAAAAATTTGTTAGATCAATCTTATTTTTCTTTGCCTTATTCTGTTAAAGAGCAAAAGGATGGAGATACTAGTGTTATGAAATTGGATTTTAAATCTAACGCAACTGTACCGTCGAAAACTAATTTTGGTCCAACTCCTTTATTTAATCATTTTGAAGGATCAAGAGAACCAGCAAATTTAAGATTGACTGGGAAACACACTTTAAAGGATGTGGCTAAGAAATCCTTTTCTACTACCGGATACATCACTGCTGAAGAAGTAGAATTCGGAAAATCTATGTTGGAGGCAATTAT